GTGCCACCACGGGGGGAATCAACGCGGTATGCGAGCCGACCTATGTGGACATGGGGGAGGATGTGGATAATGCGCCGATGAACGTGAAAGAGCTCAAGCAGCTTACCGGATGGAACTGCACCATGGGCTTTACCTCTCTGGGCACTTCGGCGGAATCCATCCGCCTGTCTCTGGGCGCGGCAGATATCGACAGCGCAAACAAGGGTAAGGTGACCCCGAGGGCAACGCTGAGGCAGACAGATTTTACCGACCTGTGGTGGGTTGGCGACCGGGCCGACGGCGGTGCGATCGCAATCCAGCTCAAAAACGCGCTGAGCACAGGCGGCTTTAACCTGCAAACCACCAAGGCGGGCAAGGGCCAGAACAGCGTGACGCTGACGGGGCACGTGTCTCTGGCGGCGCAGACAGAGATGCCGATGGTATTTTACAGCATTGAGCCGGCGGTGAGCTCATGAAAAAACTGTCGGAGCTGAACACGGACGAGGCGCTTGACGTCCTGTGTGAAATTACACCGTATATAAACAACATCGTCATCGACGAGGATCTGATTGCGGAGCTCAAGCGCAAGTTAGACCCGGGACAGGAAAAGAACCGGGCAGAGATCTTACGCTTCGGCGCGGAAAAACTGAACAGCATCGCCCCGCTGCTGCTGAAAACGCACCGGGGCGATATTTACGGTATTTTATCCGTGCTGGCAGGGAAGAACCGGGAGGATATTTCCCGCCAGAATATTATTGAAACCAGCATACAGCTTCGTACTTTGCTGAAAGACCGGGAGATGCTGGATTTTTTCAAATCGTGCGTGGAGCAGGAGCAGACCGGATAATTCCGGCGCTCCTGTCCGCGCCGAGAATGCGGGCCGGCGCTTATATGGCGGCGCTCCCCTACATGATAGCGGAAAGAGAGCGGGACAAGGCGTACCGGATATACATAAGCGATGCGCTCCGGGCCATCGGCGAGAACAGTGCCAGGGGCGGGGGTAAGTATTATGAGACGCGGTTTATTGACCTCATCGAGCCAAAAGCGGAAGAAAAACGCACGGCGGAGGAGGTCATAGACCAGGTGCGTGGCACACTGCGCCGCCTACAGGAGGGAAGTGAGGGAACATAGACCTTTTTGACCTTTACGCAAGAATCACGCTGGACGACAGCGAATACAGAGACGGAATCGGTAAAGCCGCAGGGCTTGCCAGTAAGGCCGCAAAAGCGATCGGGAACGGGCTGAAAACAGCGGCCAAGGTGGGAGCGGCGGCAATCGGCGTGGCTTCCACCGCCGTCAGTTTTCTGACAAAAAACGCAATAGAGGGATTTGCCGAGTATGAGCAGCTGGTAGGCGGCGTGCAAACGCTGTTTAAGGACAGCAGCGGGCAGCTGATGCAGTACGCAAGGGACGCGTTCAAGACTGCCGGAATGTCCGCAAACGAATACATGAATACCGCCACAAGCTTTGCAGCGAGCCTGATACAGAGCCTGGGGGGAGACACAAAAAAGGCCGTGGATTATGCCGACATGGCAATCAGAGATATGTCGGACAACGCGAATAAATTCGGCACGGGAATGGAGGCGATTCAGTTCGCCTATCAGGGCTTTGCAAAGCAAAATTATACAATGCTGGATAACCTTAAGCTGGGCTACGGCGGTACGCAGTCTGAAATGAAGCGGCTGCTCGCTGACGCGGAGGCAATCAAGACAGCCCAGGGAGAGCTGGCGGAATACAGCATTGATTCGTATGCGGACATCGTGGAGGCGATCCACGTTGTGCAGCAGAATATGGATGTCACAGGAACGACGGCGAGCGAGGCGGCGGAGACGATATCCGGGAGCCTTGCAATGACCAAGGCGGCGTGGACAAACCTCATGACCGGCATTGCCGACGACACCCAGGATTTTGACGTGCTGCTGAACGACCTGGTAACATCCGCGACAATCGCAGCGGAAAACCTGATGCCGAGAATTGAGCAGGCGCTGAG